AAGACAATATAAGAAAAAATCTGAGTACTGGAATAAATTTAAAAGAGTTCCGCCACAAGTATCAACGGCTCAAGAAATCGTTGAGCCCGCCACAATGGGAGAGGCATACCACGTTTCTCAAGGATCCTACAATCGATCTGGTTCTTTAAACAACCTATCATCTTCTAACACAAGCTCAAGGATCAACAGGTCCTCTGTTTCCTCCCCGATTAATAAATTTAGTCAGATCAGGGGAGGGCTTCTTCCTTACGAAATTTCATCCGATGGAATCAATGTTAGGGAAGCTATTGAGCTTTGTCAAAAAGCATACGCAAATGTGCCTATTTTTAGAAATACTATTGATATGATGTCGGAGTTTGCTAATGCAGAGCTATACCTTGAGGATGGGAATGCTACTTCCAGAAACTTTTTCGAGAAACTACTAGACAAAATTAAGATTTGGGATTTAAAAGATCAATATTTTAGAGAATATTATAGAAGTGGCAATGTTTTTCTTTATCGTGTCGATGGCAAATTTAACTTAGATGATTATAAGAAGTTTTCTCAAAACGTCTCTGACGGACCATCTTTGAACAAGTTTCCTTTGAAGTATATTGTTTTAAACCCTTTTGAAATTGTAGCAAAGCGCAGTACCGTATTCAATACTAAGGACGGAGCTTATGCAAAGATTCTTTCTGAGTTTGATATGGAAAGATTGGCTAATCCTAAAAACGACTATGATCAAGCCGTATTCGATGCTCTAGACCCAGAAGTTCAAAAGCAAATTAAAGATGGCGCTTACTTTAAAGACGGACTCAAGATAAATCTTAAAAACGACAAAATTTCATACAGTTTCTACAAAAAGCAAGATTACGAGCCATTCGCTATTCCGTTTGGCTATCCTGTTCTTGAAGACATCAACGCCAAGCTTGAAATGAAAAAGATGGATCAAGCCATCATGAGAACTGTTGAGAATGTGATTCTTATGATCACAATGGGAGCAGAGCCAGAAAAGGGTGGAATTAACCCAAACAATGTTAAGGCTATGCAAAAGCTTTTTCAAAATGAATCTGTGGGCAGAGTCTTAGTTTCTGATTATACAACCAAAGCTGACTTTGTTATTCCTGATATTAATAAGGTCGTCGGCCCAGGAAAATACGAAGTGATCAACAAAGATATTAAAGAAGGCCTTCAGAATATAATACTTAATGATGATAAGTATAATGGCGCTCAAATAAAGGCTCGTGTATTTCTAGACAGATTAAAGGAAGCTCGTGAAGCTTTTATTCAAGACTTTTTGCAACCAGAAATCAGACGCATAGCTAAAGATTTAGGATTCAGATCATACCCAACGGTTAAGTTTAAAGATATCGATTTGCGTGACGAAGTTCAGCTTATGCGCGTCGCCACGAGACTTATGGAGCTTGGAATTATGACAGCGGAACAAGGTATGGATTTATTCCACACTGGAAGATTTCCCTTATCAGAAGAATTGGCGCCAGCTCAAAAGAAGTTCGTTGAACAAAGAGAAAAGGGTTACTTTAATCCAGTCGTTGGTGGCGTTCCAATGATGGAATTAGATGGCGAAGATTCAGAAAAACCCGACGAAGCGTCAAACCCTACGAAGGCAATGCCTGGTAGACCAGAAGGCTCTGGAGACAAGTTTTCGAGGGAAAGTATTCAAGGGACTATATACGAAGTTGAATCTTTAAGCTCTATTGCTAAGGAAAAAATGCTAGAAAAACTTGGAGCGGAATCGTTAGATGAAAACCAAGAAACAATGTTAGAAAAACTTTGTGAATCTGTGATCTGTTCTTCTGAAAAAGAAAATTGGCAAAATACTGTTGTTTCTTGTGTAAATGATTTTAGTGAAATTGAAAAACTAGGTACACTTGACGGTATCTTCAAAGTTTCAGAATCTCATAAGTTAGAAATTTATCCTTCGGCAATTTTATATCATTCAAAATGAAAAACACAAAATTATTACCATTTAGATCCTACAAAGAAGAAGATATAGTTAATCTTTTTGCTCTTCACCCAATGTATGCTTCAGAATCGACAAACCTTAACTCACCAACTGAGATAAGAAACGATGGAGCCGCTGGAACTTTTGTTAAAATAGAAAACGGGAACTTTAATCAAGATATTGTAGATTATCAGCATCCAGATTTTTTAGGGAAAAACAATCAAAACGGATTCCGTGGAGGAGTTTCCACATCTAGGCCACTACCTTTTGTTGAATCAGACACTCACCCTGTGAATCCATTGAATCTGATGCCAACTGAGGGTTATGATATGCCGCTGGGAATAACCTTAAATACTACCGCGATAGGCGACGAGAATGGGGAAAGACTTCTTTACAACAAAATGAAGAAGGAAGAACTCCAGGCTATTTTACCAGGCGAAACGGTGCCCGTTGCTACAAAGGGTGTCTTCACATTTCATGCAGAATCTATTGATGGCGCAGCCACTTCTCAATCTAATAACCCCGATTCATTCGGCGTCTTCACTGATGGGGTAGACGGCGAGTTTGAGTTAAATATTTTCAATATGACTGACACTTTGTACCCCACTATCAAAAAAAACGGAACGGATTTTACTGATTTGAGATTCAGGGTAGTAGTCTCCTGCAACGCGGCGGCTGGGACAGTAATAAGAACTAACTTAGCCAATGGTAATAATTCTAGCAATGTTGGATTTTCAACGCAGACAAGAAATAATGAATGGGAGGATCACACTTTTATTCAAAATGATAACCAGGGCTTTCCTATGATTTTTGGAACTTCAGATGGCAATGATTATACACAAGCTCACTGGAGAAACTTGAGAGTTTACGATGCAGATACTGGAAATCTTATAATTCTTTGTATGTTAAATGATACAGACTCGAGCGTAGCCGAAGGTGCCTCTCTTAATGGCGTAACTCTTAAGAGTAATTCCCCGTCCGAATTCACTCCAGTCGGGACCGTGACACTTACGAACAGCGTCGGCGCTAATGAATATTCTGGTGGATGTACGAAGAGTAATGTTGGCGAAGAATATGGATTTGGTCATTTAGATGGCCTGTCAATTTTAAATTCAGGAATTAAAACTTCAAGCTCATATGGCAAAGTTTATAATTACCAAGGTTCTCCTTATCTTGATAACGGTGTTCAAGTATTCTCAAGGGAGTTGGGTAAAATTGCTGTTTGTGATCCAACCGACCCTTTCTCTTTCGGAACTATAATTGGAACGGGCAGTATGGACACCGAAAAAACAGATGGGATTTATTCTGATATTTTTGGGAAAAACACGCTTCCGATCGGTCAAAAAGACGACAGTAAAATAAATTATTATATGATAAAAATAGGCAAATAATGAAAGAAATAAAAAACCCACTAGAAATGAGCGTAGATCGCTCTAACGGCAATATCGAAATATCTATTGCGAAAAAATACAGCGATACCGAAGAAGCTATGTATAAGTCATACATGAGCGTTTGCGCTATGGACGACAAGGCACTAACCGATACAAGCGACATGGACGATAAACAAACCATGAAAGCTTGTGCAGGGCAGTATGGCAAGATGAGAGCTATGATGAATGAAGTTGGCAAAGGTGGATTAACAGACAAGCAAAAGAAATTGCCACCAGCTTTACAAAAAGCGATTCTTAAAAAAATGAAAGAAGAAGGTGAAGCTTCCAAGTCTTATGCCGAAGAAAAGGATGCATAAATACACCACAACTTTTGAATTTGAAGTCAAAGCCTGCGAAGAAATTGCTGGTATTAATGTAACTAAAGCCAATATTCAAAATTTAAAGGAGTTAATTCCAAACTCCGTAGATTTAGAAAAAAATATTGACTTAATGGGCGTTGCGTTTAATGCTGCCGTCGTCAACGAATTCAACAAAAATGGAGATGGCATAGACACTAAAACAGCAATCGAGTCTGTTCAGCAATTCATACATAAACCGACAAATATTGAGCACAACAAAAAGAAAATTGTTGGCCACATTGTAAACGCTGGTTTCAGCGATTATTCAGATAGTACGATATTGGTTAATATAGACGAAGAGCAAGACGATCCTTTTAATATAGCTCTTGGCGCAGTTGTCTATAAGACGGTAGATAAAGAATTTTTTAGCACACTGGAAAAAAGCACTAATCCTGATAATAAAATGCACAACATGGTTTCTGCAAGTTGGGAAATCGGATTTAGTGAATATAAAATTGCAGTGGGCAGCAAGAACCTCAAAGATGCTGAAATTATTTCCGATCCAGAGCAAGTCCAAGAAATGAAAGGAATGTTAAAGGCGTTTGGTGGTAAAGGAGCGACTGAAGACGGTCGCCCAGTTTACCGACTCATTACTGGAAAAGTATACCCTCTGGGTATTGGATTTACCATGAAACCAGCCGCAAATGTTAAGGGCGTAATCAGTAACGAATACGAAAAAGAAGAATCAAAAGATGAAGAAGTTTCTAAATCTAACAAGACGCGAGCTTCAGATTTAAAAAAAATTAATGACAAAATTTCACAAAATTTAAAAAATACTGTAAACAATACTAAAATTATGGAACTCGAAACTCTACTATCAGAACTAAAGGACTCTCTCGCGGAAAAGAAATTTTCTGAAGAAGCAGTCGCTGGCATGACATCGACTTTTGCCGATGCCATTAAATTAAAGGACGATGAGTACAAAGCTTCTCTAGAAGCTACGGAAAAAGAGAAGGCTGAAATCGCATCTGCGAGAGAAGAGCTTCAAGCTTCTGTAGAATCTATGAAAGAAGAGCTTAAGACTGCTCAAGAACGCATTAACTCTTTCGAAGCCGAGAAAAAGGCCGAAGAAGCTATTGCTACATTTAACGCTCGCATGGAAGAAATTGATTCTACCTACGATCTTGAAGAAAGTGACAATGCATTTATTGCTGAGAAAATTAAAGGTCTTGACGATTCCGAAGAATCCTTCGCATCGTTCAAGAAAGAACTTACTGTTTTCTGGGCATCGAAGAACAAAGAAGCTAAAGCAAAACAAGAAGAAGCAATCGCCGCTCGCGTCGAAGCTGAAATTGAAAAGCGCCTCAGCGCAACATCACAAGCATCCGAAGAGGCAACCGAAAAGGTTGACGTTGAAGAAGCTCTTGAAAATGCAGAAGCTACTGAAGAGTCTCTTCCTAACAATAACGAAGCTCAAGCTTCTAAAACAACTTTGAAGGAAAAGTTCGCTGCTGCGTTTAGCCGCGATAATATCCTTGGATAAACAAACTAACAAAATTTAACTAAAAAAATTATGGCACTTAGACTACTACCATTCAGACAGTATAACGAGCAAGACGTGGTTAACATGTTCGCTCTTACAGACGGTGAAGCCCTTGATGATACAACTCAAGACAGCGAGGGATCAAACGGCGTTTTTGTCTCGGTCAAAGACGGTAATTTCAACCAAGAGGTTGTCTCCTACGGAGTTAACTCATACCTTGGTAATGAAGCTTACCCTCACGTTGGCGCGGGAATGTATCCCTCTAACCCTCTTACAGTAGCAGCTTCTATTTCTGGCGATGTCCCTCTTGGATTGACCTTGAATCAAAC